TAATTACTGTAAACTCTTCTGGTCTGGGGGATTTAATTACTGTAAACTCTTCTGGTTTAGGAGACATAATTACTGTAAACTCTTCTGGTCTGGGGGATTTAATGACGCAATTACGAGAAAAGTGTCTACCTGTAAAACAAACATTCTGTCATGAAAATTGGACCTTCTCCAGCGATATACAAGCTCTCTCAGGGAATGGGTGCTTAGATGCATCTTCTTGTAACCCATGGATGGGTTTCTGGTTTGATACTATCCACGCACCAACCGTAAGGAACGCTAGCTGTACCCCCGAGGTCATATCTGATGTAGGTAATGATAAGGGAGACGATGGCGATACAGGTCTAACAATTCGAGGTAGCGACGGCGGCGGCAATGGTGGTGGGATTGGTGGTCCGCCCCACGACCACACCGAAAAGACCGGAATACAGGGGGACCAAAATAACCCTGACTGGGGAGAAAACGCGACCGACAGAGGTCCGGGTTATGACTTAAACAAAGCCAGTGCTAGCAATCGAGGAGAATCTGAATACGCATTGGAGTGGCACGGCGGAGCTACGAGCGGCACTGTTCACGACATACCTCCTGATGAGTGGTATTGCCAACACGCTGTTAAGGTTGATGATGGTGATAATGAGGCAACTGAACTAGCCTTTAACCATAACCTAATGCCTATCGTAGCGCCTAGGAAGGCTGGCGGAGTTTGGGTTGCGGGCAAGGAAGCGATATCTAAAACCGCTTTTGTCAGGTTAGACAGACCGCATAGCGTTAACCCTCCATTAGGATGGATTCCTAATGGGTGTAAGCACTTTTCTGAAAGTCCAGGGGGACAGATTGATAATTCATTCTCCGGCACGGTACGTATGACCAACAACCCGTTTGACATTAGACCTTCAGAGAATACGGGCTTCGGGTGGTCCTGGTACGACGCAATATCATTACCTAAGAATGTCTCTGCTACGTCTCCTAGCGCAAACGTATCCCCATCAGGAGAGCTTTGGGACTGGGCTGGTGCTTCAGCAACCGCAGCCGGGACGAACTACCAAGGCGTGAGCTACGCACATTGGGGGGTTAATCAAACTCTCGCTACCGCAGAAGCACAAAGCCCTCACATCCGTGAAGAAACCGGCGCCGTCGGGAAATGTCTGGTTGTTTCTGGTGGTTATGGAATGTTTGAAACTAGCAGTTGCGCCGTCGTACCCGAGCATTTTGCGTATATAAAAGACTTTAGCTCTTGCTGGGCTGTTCTTAGCTCTAATACAAACGTTCACCACGAAACCGTTACATTGCCGCATGGCACGGTGGTGGAAACACCAGCCTTAGAACCCAACACCGAGTACTTGATAACCGCAGAGGTTTCTTGCGTTAATGCAGGGTCTACGTATCGAGGTCAAGATTATTCTGGAGCGTTATTTGTGTGGGGAGGAACTTGTTGGGAATCTTCTGCTCAATGTTATCCAACCTATAATGGGGGTGGGGGTCTGCAGTCTCCAAATGAAGACAAAATCCACGACCTTCAGGTGTTCCACTCCCTACAGAGTCCGTATATTTTAGCAAAGGCGAGACATATAAACGGCAACCAAGACACTAGAGCTAATTGGGGTAACAACACCACATATCAGGACTTAGGGGTTGTATCTTCCACGTTTAAGACGGATGCGTCATCTACTAACCTTGTATTGGGTTGGGCAGGGCTAAGGGACATTAGCCAAGGTTACGCAAACAATCACACAGACGTTTGGTGTATCCGTAATATATCTCTTTATAAGAAGTATTACAATACGTGTAAACGTGTAGTATTACATGGAATTACTATGGACTCAGCCGGAGACACCTCCCTGAAAGAGGATGCGTGGAATATCAAACCTGGGAAACCTAAAGGTACAATGACAGTTTACGACGGAAAGTACCCCACGAACCATGGATTTGACCCGCATTGGGCTGGCTGGGCGGGGATTGCGTTTAGTGCTAATCCCTCAGGTCCCCCAGCTAGCGCTCTGCAATCGTATGGAGCGTTAAACAACACTCAACATGAATCAAACGTACACGCTGAATACAGACACCACGGGGATGCAGTGGGTATGACTAGACAAACCACTTTTGACCCTCCTGTACCTTGTCACCCAGGTTACCCGGTGAGAGTAATGTGTACGGAAGAGTGGAATCCCGACTTTACACCTTTCATAGACAAAAAGAACCAGGGAAGCGACCTCACTATATTAAACCACGGGGTGCGACCTAGTGATGTATACTGGAATGGTACTATTACCTACTCCATAGAAACTCTGAAGGACGCAGTGGCGCCCGTAATGACGACTGATACACGTAATCCTAATCAATTAGAAACACCTAACACGGACAAGTGTACATAAGATATGGCTACTAATATTGACCCAACACGTAACTCACCTTTATCTCGGACAGGAGAATGGGGAGAGCAGAGGAATTATGCACGGTACACCTTTGAGCCTGCTGACGACTCTAAGATTCAGACTGACCCAATACCAACCGCAGGGTTTGAGTACGCTGTTATATTGTGGGACCCGGATTCCGATGGGACAAAACTAGATTTCGATAAAACCTCGTATTTAGCGTATGACGCTAACACAGGCACGAAATACATTAAGGAAAACCCAGAGTGTGGTGTGGTTATAGCCACGGAGACCAAAGTAGGTTACATAGGAATGCCAGCTCTACCCGCTCAGTTGGTTATCGAGACCCCCTGTGACGGCTCGCTGGTAGTAGAATTACACAATCCAGTAAACAGGAGAGTGAACTAATGTTTAATGAAACCAATTATATCTCAGCCAGTGCTGTAGACTTTGATGCCAACGGGGATATTGCTATGTCTGACACAACATTAATAGCCGCTCCCGGGACTGGCTACCGTATTGTTTTATACGGAGTAAACATGTCAATGGCTGGAAGCACGGCTTCTACCGCAGGTAGGTTGTACCTAACTGATGGGGACAAAGGTACCTATACTATTTTGTGGCAACTAAGATGCCAAGGAGTATACCCTGTACAAAGTGATATGACATTCCCAGTAGGTGTTAAGCTAAGTGCTAACACCGCCCTCAAGATTACAGGCGAGGAAGACTCCGCCCAGGCATACGCATTCGGTACAGTTTATTACCGTATTGAGCGCACGTAAGCATAAGTCAAAGCTATTATAAGACTGGGGGGGATGTAGCTCAGTCGGTTAGAGCGCCGGTCTTATATGCCGTAGGTCCCAGGTTCAAGTCCTGGCATCCCTACCATTATTACGTGCGTAAGTATAAGTCAAAGACTATAATAATACTAAGGGGTACTAGTCCAGGGTTCGACTCCCAGGCACCCTACCACGTAAATATAAGCGTTGCTATAAGTCAAGGCAAGGTATATAACAATGAAAACCCCATGGATAATAACTAATATGAAACAAGGAACAAAAGCAAATAAATCAGGATTGAAACTTGAATCCCAAGTTGAGAATCTTATCATCAAGAACTTGAAAGTAGACTCCGAGTATGCGAGTCGCTATAAGTCAAGAGAGGATAATGAGGATATTCTACTTAAGAATGTGCCATACACAAACATATATGGCAATACCAAATGTCGCTCTGAGTTTGTCCTCTGCTATAAGTCAAGAAAGGTAAGGATAGAATGTAAAACCCAACATTCTGCTGGGAGTGTCGATGAAAAACTACCTTACCTTTACATGAACTTTACACAAACAATACCAGAATCCGAAGCAATCATTGTGATTGAAGGAAATGGATTTAAGCAAGGGGCAAAAGAGTGGTTGAAAACGAATTGTAAAGGAACAAAGGTAAAAGTGATGGACTTATCTGAGTTTCAGCGATACATCATTAGTGGTATGCCGAAAATCGTTCCCTCAATACAGAATCGTATAAAAAACTGGTTGAGCGGTTAGCCATTATCATAATAGACATTTCTCCCCAATACAAACTCCTGAATACCCTAAACTACATAAATACTTATATGAATAACATTTCGTTTCGACTAAACATGGATGATGATGAGGTATTTGCCTTTTTCAATATTCTACCTTTGGCTCGCATAACTGCGTCAGAGAAAGAACGAAAAGCGGTTATGAGAATGATGGGATTCACAAGTGAGTCTTTATTTGTGAAAGAACTTGATTCTAGTAAGGTTATGCTAGAGCAATACTCTATACTATTATACCTCACGCATTTGAGAACAGAAGATAAAGCCTTGAGTAATTTTTTTAAGCGACTAACTTGGTTAGATAAGGAAATGGAACAAAGGGTTAGAGATATGTTGTGGATTGAAAATGACGCTCCTAGTAACGAAGAGTTGTCTAAATGGTTTGAGGTTGAGTCCGACAAAGAGTTGTAATCTGAGGTCGTGGGCGTGTTCGTAAGTGTAGGCGGGCAAAGGACTTACGAACGCCATTTTACCCCCTGAGCGTAACTGCTTTGCTGTAAACGACTTACACGAACCTGTAATATAAAACAAGTTTATGTAAGTATTTTTCTATTATGGCATAATAATACTTGACAGGAAGCACTTTTTTTGGTATAATATATGTTCAATGTGGGACTCACAAACTCCCATTTCAACTCAATACTAAAAGGAGGTAAAATGTTTGTAATAGATAAAATCAAGAAAGATATGATAGCGGAACTTGTTTCGCAAGAACAAAGTGTTCTATTGACAGGGGCAACAGGCTGTGGAAAGACTACTTTATGTAAGGAAATCGCTGATGACCTAGACATGAATGTGGTTATTGTAAACATGGGTTCGACACAAGATGCTCGCACTACACTAATTGGTTATCACACATTACAAGATGGTGAAACCAAGTTTGAGAAATCTGCTTTCATAAATGCGATTCAACAAGAAAATACTTTGATTATTCTTGATGAGTTGAGTAGAGCAAGTGATGATGCGTATAACATTATCTTCCCACTTTTGGATTTTCGTAAAGAGGTTCATGTAGAAGAAACAGGTGAAACTATTAAAGTTGCTGATGGCGTTAGATTTATCTCTACTGCCAATGTAGGTTTGGAATACTCATCTGCTCGTTCTATTGACAGGGCTTTACAAGACCGATTTATGATTTTCAACATTCCATACATGACAGGAAAAGAGTTGAAAGGATACATTAAGACTGTTCATGGTAAGGAGATTGCTTCTTCTATGGCTAACTTGTGTAGTGTTTATGATTATAGTCATCAACAATACGAAAAGTCTCGCATTTCTGCGAAAATGTCTCCTCGTATGATTCTAAACTGTTGTAGTTTAGTTGGTAAGTTTACTGATGCTGAAGTTATGAACAATGTTTTGTTGTCTATGTTTGAGCAAGATAGCAGTAGCATTACTTCTGACGCAAACATTATGCGTGAATACGCTGATTCTTTAGGAATGTTTAACTAATGAACGAAAGGGAAATAGACGCAACACTTATGAATAAGTGGTTGGGGGATAAGAAAATTACAGACTTATCTCCTAAGACTCTCTATGATATTCAGACTTTGATTGAGTATTACAGAGATGTGATTGTTCCCAATGTAGATGTGAAAGTTGGATTTCCTGTTGAGGGTATCCCATGTGCTGATACGGATAAGAAAGAAATCTTTATACCATATCATATGTTGAAAGAAGGTCGTGTTGATGAAACCATTGGTGCGATGATTCACGAACTAAGGCACATTGAAGATACTCCTGTAAAGGAAAAAACCGTAGCACCTATTTGGTCTTTACTTAATAAGATTCTAAATAGTCTCAAACTAGACAATGGAAAGACGATTGCGGAAGTTGTATTTTCAGATTCATCATATACGCTAAACGCTATTTTGCGTGAGCCTAAAGATGATGAGAGATATGACCCAAATCTGTTTTTTCTTCGTGAAGCGTGTGGAGTCCTTTTCGGTTTAGCAAATGCGACTGAAGATGTTAGGATTGACACTAACACTCCCCCAAACCTAAAAAAGTATATCGACAAGATAGACAAAAATGCTTTTGAGAAGTTTGAGGAAGCACGACAGAAAGGGGACATTGAGGATTGGGATTCTTTACATACCATGTTGTTCCGTTTCATATTTCATCATAAAGGTTACTACAATGACCCTTTGATTGAAAAGATTTCTCCTACAACAGAAGAAATCTGTGGGATGGGTTCTGTTGAAGCAATCACAAATGTGTTTGATAGATTCAGAGATACTTGCCAAGAAGAAGTTGCCAAACTATTTAATCAGTATGTTCCACCACAACCTAATGATGGCGATGGGGAAGATTTGATGGATATGTTTGATGACTATGTTGGAGATATGGTAAACGAAGAACTACAAAATGACCTTGCTAACCAAGCAGGAGATGATGGTGGTGCTACAAAAGGTATTACCTTAGAAGAGAAAAGTGTAGGAGATTTTGCTAAGACGCACGATACAACTACTGAAATAGAACAAACAGAAGGCGAGAAAACAATGTCGCATGATGACGCTGTTGAAAATGGGCAAACACAATGTAAGCCCTTCGCCAAAAAGGAAACTCCAATGAAGGAGTTTGCTAAAACAATGAACGCTGATGCTAGGACACAACTAATATCAGCAGAACTAAATGCTCAAATCCAAAACTTCTCTAACATACAAGTCCATACGACTACTGAGAACTTTGGAAGAGACACAAACACAACTTACGATACCGTCATTTTTGACGCAACAAAATAACAAAGGAGATTACAATGGTTAATAAACCCGAAATGTATCACATGGAGCATTACTTAAAAGATGCCCAATCACTACCCAAAGAAGCACTTGCTATCGTGTCCGAACAAGATATGTTAGGATATGAAAAGGAATACGCAGTTTACCAAAAGATTCAACAAGAGGCGGTTCAGAAATGTTCAACTCTTGTGAGCGAAGTAAAAGAGCGTATAAGTGTTTTGTTTGGAGGAAACTACTCTAAGCAATATAAGTATTTTGATAGAGCAGTTATGGGGGGCGAGATTTTGACCGACCAACATAACAGTTTGTTCCCTAAGCCAAATGTGGTTCGTGATTTAGTAGAAACTGCTAAACTGCGATGCCCTAATATCCAAACAGATAATAGTGTTGGTGGACGCAGTAATGAGAGTGTAGAAGAAATGAACTCAGCAGTATCATACTTGCTAGGAGAAGGTCTTACTCTTAATACTGATTTTACTGTTGGTAACGCTGTTGAAGTAGCGAAAGCAAGAAAGGCTACGGAGTTTCATGCTAACATGGCTTCAAAACTTAGAGGATACTTAGATGGAACGAAATTTCCTAAAATGGCGATGAAGGATAACTTCAAGGGAACAAGTTGTGTTGATGACGATTGTTTAAGTGAACACATTAAGTTTGATGCTATACATGACAAGTTTGACTGTAAATGTGGCAGTAATTCTTACAAAGGTTGTGTAGGAACAAACGCCGAAGGGTGTTGGGAGTTTTCTGTAACTGATGCCTAGAAGTAATACCGACAACATTTCCCTCTGTAAAGAGGGAATGTTCTCCGTCCAAGATTGGAGGACAGAGGATAACAAACATCTCCGAGATGTTATGTATAACCGATTCAAGAATCAAGTTTCATTGCTTCTTGAAAGTAAAAAACCAAAAGCCTTTCACTCAACTAAAGGTCGATTAGACCCTCGTAGAGCGTATAGGAGTCCGTTTAGTGATAATATCTTTTTACAAACTACAAAAGTGCCTAATGGAGATACTACTATCGTCATGTTAATTGACGGTAGTGGTTCTATGGATTGTGGCGTGGAAGTCTTTGGGAAAGGATATACTCGTATTGGTGTGTGTAATGCTATTGTATCCGCTTTTTCTAAAGCGGTAAACGATGTGTTAGGTAATGAAATCAAGATTGAAGTGTTCCTAAAGTCTGCCCCTTCCTATCATGGTAAGGCAATCACAGGAACTGATAACGGAAGTTTTGTTACTCTTACAAGAGTGTTTAGTAACTCTAATAAGAACTTGGACTTTGATAAAATCTTGAAGTTAGATTGTGTTTCTCCCATTAAGAGAGGTGGTAGCAACGATGGCAGTTATACTGCTGAGTATGCTGTGTTACCTGCTTTGTTAAAATGGATGAATAAGAACATTGTTACGAAGAATGTAGTTCTGTTTAATCTAACTGATGGAGATGCGTATTGCTCTTTGGGCAGTAACAATATGAGTTTCAATGACGAGGAAAATAAGCAAATGCGAATCAAGTATTTGAGAAATGTTCCTAACGCAACAATGTCTATCGGTGGCAGAAGTAATCATAACCATATGACCAATGTGTATGGGCAGAATGTGATTGAATGTGATGACGATGGTTTTCATGTTAAAATGTTTAATACCTTTATGACCTTTATTGGAGAAGCACTATGATTTCTAATGAACAATGGGAAAAGGTGGAGAAAAAGTATAAAAAACTTATGTGGCACATCTCGCACAGAATCGGACAAGACCCTATCACAAATGATAAGGCAGATTCTTACCAAGAGTTAAGCATAACTTGTTTAGACGCAATCCGAACTTTTGCCAAATCAACAAATACAGAGTTTGATGACTTCTTTGATACAGTAGCATTTGATAAGTATATTAAAACTTGTCTGTGGAACAAAAAGAATAATCAAGGAATGAAGATTGTAAAGAGAGAACCTTTGCGTAGGCAAATAACGATTGAAGAAAGTTTACTTACTGAGAAAGCGATAAACCCAAAAGAGGCTTTTGAACCTTTCGGATTAGAAAACTTTGATGCTAACTTACAAGAAATCATTGACGCTATCCAACAAGATGGCAAGATGATTAAGCCAAGCGGTAGAATAAATGTCAATCGCATGGCAACATACACAAACAAACCAAAGTCGCAAATCAAACATAGCATTGAACGACTACAAAAACAACTAATAAATGATTTCGGAGAATAGAAATGGCTAAAATAACTAATAAAACAATCCCTGTGGAAGCAACGATTACCACATTAAAAGGTGTAATGACCATCATCGAACTTTTGAGGACTGCCAACAATGTGTTTGACAGAGCAGGTTTTGAGAGTCCTTACAAAATGAATGACAACGATTTGGGTTTGCTTGCTTTTGGAATGGCATTATTTGATGGTAGTATCGACAATTACCGACATGATGGTATTTCTGACGAGGTTATTAAACCATTTAAGCCTTTGGTTGAATGGGTTAATGAAGAAGGAAATAGTGGTGTAACTAAGGTGTTTACTTCTTTTGTTGATACTGATAAGGTTGCTGTAAAGTTTGTTTATACTGCGAATAAGTTTGGTGTAGCAATCTCTAGAGGTTACTTACTAGACCTTGTTGCTAGGTATAACAACTTGGAACAAGAGCATAACAAGAAAACTGAAAATAGAAACGATTGGAGGAGAAACTTGCGTGTAGAATCTTCATGGTTTGTTCCACGAATCCTTGATGTAGCAAACGCACTTCGTGAGTTGGACACTAACATCGCAGAGAGTAACATTACTTTCTTCGATAGAACTCTCTTTAAGAATAGAGCAGGTCGTGGTTACAGTTATTACTCAAGGGGAACAGACTATTTGACTAGCCCACAAAGCAATCCATATCTTTCGCAGAGATACGAACAAGAAACTGTAAAGAATATTTTAATGGGAACTTATGGAGAACATTATAAGGAATCCGATTTGAGTAATATCAAAAGAGGTTCTTTAGATTATCGTGAAAAGGGTTTTCCTTTGCCTGTGGCACAAGCAGAACTTATCTATTCACGAAACTATAACAGTAAACTGAAAGGAGTAGAAACAAATGCCTAATTGGACATTTAATAACTTGGAAGTTGAAGGGAATGAAGCAAGCCGTAAAAAGTTTGCTTCAGACCACAAGAGTGTTAGGAAAACTTGGAAAAACGACAAACAAGACGGTTGCGAAACAGAACTTGATTTTTCAGCGAGTGTTTGGGATTCTGAATACGCTAAGAATCATAAATACTCTACTGATGGATACAGTTGGTGTTGTGAGCATTGGGGAACTAAATGGAACGCTTGTGAAGTTGATACCTATGATGATGGTGTAATGTTACATTATAGGTTTGATACGGCATGGAGTCCTCCTCACGATTGGCTTTTAGAAGCATCAAAGAAGTATCCTAATCTAACTTTCACTCTCACAGCCACAGAAGAAAGTGATGCTTTCTTGTATGGTGTAGAAGTAAGTAATGGTAAAATACTAAAACAGTATGACACAGGAGATGTTTTAGGTGCTGTAATGGAAAAAGCAGATATAACATTAGAACAACGAGTAGAATTTAATTCTAGTGATTGGTATGACGATGATGAATTACGAGAAATCTACTCATCAACTCAACACGAGATTTTAGGAGATAAAAAATCATGGTAAAGAAAAAAGAAAAACGATATGTAGTGGCACGAAAGTGTCATGCTATTGAATGGGTATTTGTAGATGCGACTACTGAAAAGGAAGCGGTTAAGTTCGCTAAACATAGTGATGATGTTGCGTGTGGTCATTTGGAGTTCGCAGGTTATCAAGATATAAAAACTTGGACTGCCGAAGAACTAGCACAGCCAAAACCAAGTGAGGTTCGATACGGAGATGTTTGTGATGACTGATAACATTAACCACCCCGAACACTATAATAGAGGTGTAGAAACTACTTCTTATATTAACTCTTGGTGTATGGATTTTGTTGAGGGTAACATTATCAAATATGTTACTCGATACAAATACAAGCATGGGGTAGAGGACTTGAAGAAGGCTAAATGGTATTTGGAGAACCTTATTGAAAGAGAGGAGAAGAATGACAAAGAAAACTAATATGATAAAATGTCCTGTGTGTAGTGGCACAGGCATACAGAAAGAAACCATGAAAGGTTACCGTAGATACAAATGTTGGTGCTGTGAAGGCGCAAGATTTATAATGAGTTCTTCCGTAACAGAAACAGAACAAGAAACAGAACAAGAAACAGAACAGGAGGATGAAAATGAACAAGGATAAGATTGCTATGTTAGCAAAAGATTTAGATGACAGGAAACTAGAATACCCATGCTATGTTGAACCAAAGTATGATGGTGTTCGTGTTCTTGCTAAAGTAAACACAGAAGAACATACCGTAGAGTTTTTCTTCCGTAGTGGAAAAGAGGTTTATACTCTTGACCATTTAGTAGAACCATTATTAGAACTTGATTTAGGAGTTGAGTATTATGTTGATGGAGAAGTAGTAAACAACGAAGGAGGTTTTATGAAGTGTGTTGGCGATGTTCGTAGAAAGAGCAAGCAAGCACCACATCTTGAATACCAAATCTTTGATGCTTTCTTTGAGAATGATAGTAGAGATTACTTAACTCGTAAGGAGTTGGTAAAGAATCAAATCTCTACCCATATTTCTGGTGTGATAGATTATGTTATACATAAGAAATGTTGCTGTATCGAAGAAGTGTTGGCATTCAAAGACCTTTGGGAAACTATGGATTCTAATGTTGAAGGTGTGATGGTTAAGAAAAATACTTTGTATCAGCACAAACGCACTTGGGATTGGATGAAAATCAAAGATGAACTATCGGTAGATTTCCCTGTCGTAGATGCGTATGAGGGAAAAGGAAAATACGAGGGGGTGTTAGGAGGACTTATTGTTGAGAATCCACAAACAAAGGTTCGGATTCGTGTCGGTGGTGGCTATAATGATGAGGAACGATATTCTTTTTGGAATGACCTTCCTACATACATCGGAAAAACCGCCGAAGTAAAATACCAATACATGACTCCAAAGGGTTCACTTAGACACCCTGTTTTCAAGGGTTTCAGAATAGACAAGTAAAGATGAGTAGTAATTGTAACGAGTGTAACGAATGTTTTACAGGGTGTGTATTTTGTGATGCCACAGGTATAAAAACTGACCATCACATTATCGTGAAAGATAAATACCCAATAACGAAAGGACATTTGCTTGTTGTTCCTAAACGCCATTTACTTCATGTTTCACAGTATGAGGTTCAAGAATGGAGTGATTTACATAATGCTATCAGCGAAGCAAAACAAATGTGTTCTTTCGCTACTGATTTTAATATTGGAGTAAATGAGGGAACATACGCAGGGCAAACAGTAAATCATTTACATTGGCATATTATTC